AAACACATCTGGTACTGATAACCTAAAAAGATTTCTTGATAATTTGCCAAAAACGTTGTATTATAATGATCATCAACCTTCAAATTATAGTTGGGATGAAACAGTTATAAACAAAATATGAGCAGTTGCAAACTTGTAATCAAAGATCAGGTAAACGTTAAATTTGAAAATTTAGAACTCAAATGGAGACAACGTCTTCATCAAAAATTCAAATATCAAATTCCATATGCCTATCATTTGCCGGCAGTAAAGTTGGGCAGATGGGATGGAAAAATTGCTTTCTTTGGATTGGGTGGTACAACATATTTGTATCTAGTTGATCAAATTTTGCCAATATTGGAAGACGGCGGAGTTTATGTTGAGCTCGACGATCAAAGACCTAAGACAGAATTGAACTTCACAAAAATAGACAAAAATTATTTGTCGGATATAAAATGGCCAAGTAATCATCCTTGTGCCGGTGAGCCTATCGTGTTGCGTGACTATCAAGTTGAAACAATCAATAAATTTATAGAGGATCCCCAAAGCATCCAGGAGATTGCCACCGGAGCAGGCAAAACTATTATTACTGCGGCATTGTGCCAATTGGTTGAACCATACGGGAGGACATTAACCATTGTCCCGAACAAAAGTTTAGTGACACAGACAGAAGAAGACTTTCTTGCATGTAATTTAGACACAGGTGTCTACTACGGTGACAGGAAAGAAGTTGGAAGGTATAACACTATTGCAACGTGGCAGAGTTTGAATGTGTTAGAAAAAAGAGCTAAAGATGACCATAGTACAGAGTTCAAAGAATTTATTGAAGGTATTAACACTATAATTGTTGATGAGGTACACATGGCAAAGGCAGACGTACTAAAAAGGCAACTGACCGGGCCTTTTGCAAATTGCCAGATACGTTGGGGACTTACAGGCACAATACCAAAGCAAGAATATGAGTATATGGGCATCAAAGTTTCATTGGGTGACGTAACAAATAAAATACCAGCAAAAGAATTACAGGACAAAGGCGTACTAGCCAACTGCCATGTGACTGTTTTGCAAACCAACGACGTGCTTGAATTTAGAAACTATCAAGAAGAACTGAAATGGTTAACGACTGATCCAAAACGTACCAGTTGGATGTCAAAAACTATAAATGATATTGCAACATCAGGCAACACACTGATACTAGTTGATAGGATTAGTGCTGGAGAAATACTTGAGAAAAAAATTAAAGGATCGGTCTTTATTAGAGGCGCAACAAAAACATTAGATAGAAAGGAACACTATGATGAAGTATCTACTGCAACAAATAAAATTATTATCGCCACATATGGAGTGGCCGCTGTTGGCATTAATATTCCTAGGATTTTTAATCTTGTCCTGGTAGAACCAGGAAAAAGTTTTGTAAGGGTAATACAATCAATTGGCAGAGGCATAAGAAAAGCACAAGACAAAGAAAACGTGATGATATGGGATATAACCAGTTCGTGTAAATTTGCTAGACGCCATTTGACTCAAAGAAAAAAGTTTTACAAAGAGGCAAATTATCCGTATAATATAGAAAAGGTAGATACAGATTTATATGAAGATACTAACACTTGACGACAGAACATATGTACTAGAGAAGATTCCGGAATGGGTGGATGAAAAATTAAGATTCGCCGTTTTGGATAATTCGGATCCTACTAATCCAGATTTCTTTTACATACCGCTAATATTCTTAGAAAGTTTCAATGCACCGGCGGCGGTATTGGAGATAGGACCACATAAGATTAAAATGCCATTAGATTGGAAAATGTTGATAGGCGAACAAGGACAACCAGAAATGCATGTGCTTCCAATCACCAGTTTGAACGACAGGGGGTTTGATGCCTTTACATTTAATCCATTGAGTAGTGCCAAACCGGATTTCTTTCCAATAGATGTGGTAGACATATACACAGAAGTTAAGTGGTACTTTCCAAAGATCAAATCAGGCCAAATGTTAGCAGTGCCATTGACTGATGGTCCAAAACCAGTGTGTGCATACTTTGTTAAAGACATATCACGACAATGTGAACAGGTAGATTATGGCTCGGTCTGGTAGGAAGAGTATTTCGATTGAAGCACCAATTATGATAACATCAGACAAAGTAGCTGTATGGATGGATGATGCATGGCCAATGGACTTTTTTGCATGGTGTGAAAAGGAAAAATTTAAAATAACAGGTTATACGCACCTGCAAAATAAAATAAAGTTGTCGTTCGCAACGGCAAAAGAGTGTACAATGTTTGGATTAAAGTATGCCAGTAGGAAATAAAAGAAAATTTTTTGAACTAAGAAATGGACTGAAAGCAGTCGACTTCAGAAATAAAGATTATTTTGACAGAATTGACGAGCATGAAAAAAGTTTGTATTCACCCTACATGCTGATGAGATACGCAAGTTCAGTATCATCCAAAGATCAATTTTACGTTGAACACTATGTTGAAATGGTCAATGAATGCGTCAACAAACATTTGTTCACGTTGTCAAGCAAACACAAAAAATTATGTTGGATACTAACCTCAATGTGTGGTGCGTTAAAACAACAATTCCATCCATGGATCAAACCAATGAAGCGTGTCCCCAATAAAAGTTTGAAACAACTACAAAAATTATATCCAAACTGGAAAGAAACAGATCTTGAAACTTTAGACGCAATTATCACAGACAAAGAATTGGAAGAACTATTAGAGTCCCATGGAATCGACAAAATATAAATGTCCTTATTGTGGCAAGGAATTCACTAGGGAAAGAACACTCCAGGTTCATATGTGTGAACCAAAACGCAGGCATCTTCAAAAGAATGAGAAATGGGTGCAAAATGCATTCATAGTGTTTCAAAGGTTTTATCAAATACACCAAAATACTATGAAGCCAAAAACATATGAAGATTTTTGCAAAAGTTCGTATTATAATGCTTTTGTAAAGTTCGGCAGACACATGATGCACATTAACCCGCTGTATCCCGAAAAATATATTGACTACGTAATACTTTCAAAAATAAAATTAGATCATTGGGCAAGAGATGATTTGTACGAAGCTTATTTGGTCGAAACACTTAAGAGTGAGCCAGTTGAATCAGCCTTGCAAAGAAGCATAGCAACAATGATGGATTGGGCGGCTGAACAACACGCACAATGGGCCGACTACTTTAGACTTGTGAACACCAACAGAGCAGTGCAACATATACAACAAGGCAAGATATCTCCATGGATGTTGCTAGGTTGCAAAGCAGGAAAAAATTTGTTAAAATCACTTAACGACGAGCAATTACAAATGACTGCAAAATTTATCAACCCAGGCTTTTGGGTACAAAAAATAAAAAGTGCACCAGCAGATCAATTGTTCGTGCAAGAAACAGCCAAGGAGGCCAAAATTGAGTAAAGTAAAAGTTGAAATAGATGATGAGTTAGATTTTGATCTGGAAGACGGAGACATGATAATACACATCAAACATGACGGTGAAATTGGTAAAGTATGTATGCCCGAGATGAATGCCAATGTAAAAAACAGTTTAGGCTATCATAAGATGTTACATGTTCTCGAAATGCTTAAACCAGGAACAAAGGAAGAGTTTATCAAATATCATGAGAAACAAAGAAAAGGAACAATGCATTAATGCCTGACGTAGACATAGATTTTTTTGACAGAGACGGAGTCTTAAAACTTTTTAAACACACTCCGGCAACAATCATAAAAGAAGAAAAAATTGAAAAACACAAGACTGGAGTTTACTTTCATGCTGTTCCCGAACATCCTGTCACAGGCCACAGCACAATAGACTACAAGGAAGCGGAAGACAGAGGCTACTTTAAAATAGATTGTTTGAATGTCAGCATTTACAAAAATATAAAATCAGAACAAGAACTTGTTGAACTAATGATACAGGAACCAGATTGGAATATGTTGAAACATCAAGAGATAGTAGATCAACTTTTCCATCTGAATGGACATTTCAACATAGTATCAACACTACAACCAAAAACTATAGAACAACTTGCGGCTGTGTTGGCAATAATACGGCCAGCCAAAAGATATCTGCTGAAACAGAATTGGGATGAAATTAATACACAGGTTTGGAAAAGACCAGCTGACAATAGTTACTTCTTCAAAAAATCACATGCGGTTGCATATGCCCATGCAATCGTTGTGCAGATGAATTTGATGTCTCAAGATAAATATAATTTTGATGAAGCATCAAAAAACTAAAAGACACTCCAAACAACGCAATAAGAAAACCAAACCTTCAGCTCGTATAGAATACGATCACTATCAGCCAGACAGCCCTCTGACGATGTATTTTAAAAAGTTGATTGAAAAGAAATCTGATTAAG